AAGGTGTTGCTGGGGTTATCTATCACTACACCGTTTATTGCACTGGTGCTGGCCCTAGCAACCCTTGATACTAAATCAGTAGTTCTTAGTCCTACATTGACCTTTTGTCCTATCCTTACATCCTTGTCAGTAAACCCTATTTCTCTAAGTTCCCTACCTTTCATGTTATCTAATCTGAATGTAGTACCTGAAGAATCAGCACTTGTAGCAACTACGGGCAATATGATGTCAGAAAGGACTAAACTTTGGTTAGAGTTATCTGCACCGATTAATAGAGGAGGAGGTACTCTCCTTGTATTCGCATCATCAATGTCATTATCTTGCATCCTACTTTCATCGAAAAATACACTACCTTGGTACCTATGACCATCTGTCACTTTGTGTAACAGCCTAACTGTGTCCTCCTCTTCGATGAGAGAGTATCTGCGGTCATGAGTGGGTACGAAGTCACTTGCAGTCGGTGCATTGACCGTGAAACCTGCATTCTGCTTAGTATACTCTCCATGATGAACTCCGTTATCTACGAACTTAGGCTTACGCACCTTCTTCATAATAGAGTCTTTTGTCGCATCAGAGCGACCAGTTGCGAGATTCTTACCTAGTGCCATTACTCCCCACCATGTTCTCCAGTATTATAAGATGCATCACCGTCGCTACCCTTTGGATGTAGTGTTTGGCTGTGCCTCGGTTGTACAGTGAAATCGCCTTCTTCATCATCAGGTGACTTGCGGCTTGCGTCTGCTCTAAAGTGTTCAAGTGTGTTCTCAGACATGACCACTCTTGCTACAGGTGAGCGTATGTCAGTCTTGTCATATCCTGTTACATCTACTCCCTGAATCTTAGGTCCTTGGCTGGTAGGTACAGTTAGACTAGAGCCGGGTGTAATTGAGTATACAGGTGCATACGGTGGGCTGCTAGGAGTGCCTGTTAGTGCATTCGGTGCATCGCTTGTGAATAGACCATACTTGCCCCCAGCCGTAGCCCTGTAGAAGTTAGAACCAACTTGGTCTGCGCTAGTTTTCATTACAGGCGCAGGTCTGAAGAACTGTACATGTTTACTGTCGAGAACCTGCGTAGGTCTGTATAGGAAATCGATAGCAGAATCAGTAAAGTTAGTATTCTGTATAATAGGGTCGTGGTTAGCATCTTGGTATGGGTTAGACGAAGTAGATACACCTGTTTGCCCCCATCCCTTGACATCTAATACACCTGAGTATCTACTCCATTCCATGATGTAAGTTCCACCAAGCGGCCAATAAGCGTGAGCATTGGAAAATCTTGTAATTCCCGCAACTGGATTGGTGCTAAAGTTGAGGGCAGTTAGGTCAAAGTCGCCCAGTGTGCGACTGCCACCAGTCATAGCACCTCTTAGATTAGTCCTCTGTCCTACTTCTCTGTCAGTGTGTAGGCTGGCTGCTTCAGTAGACATGATGACATATTCTCTACTAACACCATCATTCAACTCAGCGATGGTATCTACATCTAATCCTATTCTTACATCATCTCTGCTAACTGGGTCTGTTAAGCGAGTATCTGCGTTGACTGTTTCTATGCCTTCGCTTACAGACGCACTAGGTTTGAGTAAGCCATCTTCGTCCGATAAATCTAACCTAGCACTTATGCCTCTTTCGATTTCACCGGATTGTAAAACCAAGTTACTAGGTCTAACTAACCCTTGTCCAAATGCGGGCTCGGCAGTGCTATGAGACAATACTAGCCCAGTAGCCTCGTGGGTTTCGCTGACATCCATCAACATACTTTCATTGAATACTGTAGGCCAGCGTACACCTCTACCGTCGCCTCTATCTCCGACTCGCATTGCACTAGCAGGGTTAAACCAGTCAGCAACCCCCATGTTACTAGCGTCGTTATTCGCAGTGTTAGCATTACCACTATACTGGTCGTTACCGTCGCCTCCAAACAGGTTGTTGGCAGCAGGTCGGTGAGCGATATTAGTATCTGCATATGCATCTTCAGGGTCCCAAGCAGGTCGAATACCGAATCCTCTTACAGGGAAACGCCTGACATCTTCACCACGAGTATTGCCCCACCAATCGACCATGTAGTACCTATGTGCGTCGGCTAATTCGGATATGCCTTTACCAGCGTTATCGCCGGGGTATTGTCTTCTAACAGTAGAAGCGTTTCGTATGGTTCTGACAGCGCAGCCAAACGGAGAAGTCATTCTGCGGCCATCACTGTACCTTACTTGTCTACCAATTTGGTCTTGGTTTAGAAGTGAACTAACCTGAGTTAGCCTTTCTAAGATTCCAACATATGAAGATGCAAATGTTCTATCGGCTTGGTCAGTGTCGCTACCTACATAGTCCCAGCCATTTGTCTTAGAATCTTGCTGGATAAGAGGTCCGTGGTAATAGCCAAGCAAAGCGTTTGAGTTAGCAACTTCTAACCAACCACGCACATAATGTCCCCATCTAGGCCTATTGTAAGCCTGCCTAACTCCAAATCTAAACCCAAAGCAATTGTTACGAGCGTAAGCAGAAGCAGATGTCAATTCTGCATAAGTACGGGTTCTTATACCAGTATTATCATCAAATCCACCACAAGTCATTCCGTGCGTTTCTCCACCCCATCCGATAAGAGATTCACCATAAGACTCTAAACGACTGATTGCTCCACCTCCGTGAGAGCCACCCGGCCAAAGTCCAGCAAAGTTATACTTTTCTGAACTATCTGTACCGCCCTGATGAGATAAGTTACCATCAGCGTCTATTTGGGCTGCTGTGTAAATTGTACCATCTGCTGAAAGGCCTGCGCTACCGGGAGGGCTGACCCACTTCATTGCTAAGCCAAATGGACCTTTACTTGCGACATAATTGAAGTCATGATAATGTATAGTTTCAAAGTGCTCAGGTAAATGGTTGTAAGGCTTTTTGTCTACAGGAGTGTCTGCTGCTCCAGCCTTAGTATAGAAGTTACGAGTGCCACCAGTAGCAGTATCGCTGTACCAAGTAAACGGCCTTCCTAGATTAGGGTGCCACATGCAGAGATAAGCGTCAGGTAAGTGTAGGCTGTTTGTATCTCTACTACCGTTTGCCACTTGAGGTAGGTTTCTTGTAGCAATACTAATCAAAGAATCAGTGAATATCTTATCTGAAGGAATTGTATCGTATGGTCTAGTCAATTTTATGATAGTCCCCGCTGCTATATTCGCCCAAAACTCTGCACTACCACTAACACTTGAGAAGGTTGTAGACGCACCTAATGTAGCATGAGCAAGTGTGCCCGTCCTGTTACCATAAGTAGCAGTGTACCTAATACCGTTCTTGGTATATTCTAATTTTTCACCATAATAGGGCACTACTGGGAACAGTGCGTTATCGTCCACTGTAATTGTAGAAGAGCCGTTATTAGATATTACTACACAAGTAGGATTTAGACTCCTATTGCGTCTGTGTACTTCGTATATGTCTAAGAAAGAAGTAGGATAGCCGCCTAATGTAATCTGAGCACCTATACATCCGTAAGAGGCTCTGCATAATTCGTAATAATTATCAGGCTTGTGCCACTCTAAGTGTCTGAACTTTTCAGCAGCACTTGCACCAGCACCGTCTTTGTGCAATATACCCCACCAAGGGATTGTAATTGTATATCCGGGCGTAGCGCTACTAAACATACCCGGCCTGTAAGGTAAACTTCTACGAGTCAGTGAAGGTGAGGCAGTTTCCTGTAATCCTAGCGGGTTGTAAAGAGCCAAAGAAGGTAAGTTGGTAAAGTGACTACCTGAATCAGGCTCGATGTCAAGTATGACTTCGTTTACTATAATTTCGCAACCTCTGACATCTGCCATAATAGCGTCTGCTAATATCAGCGTGTGTGAACCATTGGTGCTAATGTCTTGCTCAATCGCTATGACAGTATTTACTTGTTGACCTGTCAATTCTGTAACTTTGTCACCTGATTCGCTGGGGGCTTTGACAGCATCACTATGATTTACATGGAAACCTTTGATTTGCTGAGAGAATACATTTGGCTGTATAACAATCTGATAAGCGCCTACTTCCATAGGGTCAGGGAAATGGTTGTTAAGCGTGTATGTGCCAGCCGCTTCAAGTACTAATTCGTGTCCGCCAGCAGCGTTCTTGTCGCCAGCATCTCCTACAGATGCGGCTATACCATAACCTTCGTACTTGACTTTAGTTTCTGTAAGTAGAGTGAATGCTCCACCGTGTATATCAGATGGAGAGAATGCTGCGGTTGGGCCGGAGAAGTAGATGTAAGGGTCACGGCCCGGCTCATGGGTGGTAGATGTAGCAGTTGTACTCGTCCTCGTCCCTTCATTGGTGCCAATCAGACTATCAATTGCAGGGGCATTGTTAGAAGTCCTACAACTTTGGTTTAACTCGTACAGGCGCTGGTATGCTGGGTGAGCATAATGGCCCGGCATAAGCGCCATAGTAGGACTGACATAATGGTGCCCCATACGAGGTATAGGCATAGGTGTCATCTTAGGCGTCATAATGTGACCGTAGGGTATAGATGGGTCAGTTGTAGCGCCTGAGTTGGCGGGCAGGGCTGCATATAGCGCATACCAGTCGATTATTTTCATATCCGGGCTGGCTCCACTATATTCACTGTGGTCACGCAAACGCCTAGAGCCAAAGAACCGTGTGCTACCTGCAGGTAAGTAATAAGAAGGTTTTAGTAGCAAACTGTGCATTTTATTTTTCTCTACAAAGTCGTCAAAGCCGGGGCTATAAACTACTCCGGTAAACTTGTTACTCCCGACTCCTGTATAAGACGCCAGTATACCACTTCCACTTTCCTGATTTATGATTTTCAGGAAATATCTACCTCCGCTTAATTCGGAAGTATCTGTCCAAGTTGCTGCTTCGGGTGTAGAGTCAACTGTTATCTCTGTACCACTGTGACTAATGTAATTAAGTTCGTTTAAGTCATCTCTATTACTCGCAGATACACCCATACGAGTAACATGGAAGTATAGGCTCCTATCGTGAGGCTCGTAAGAGGTTTTGAGCGGTGCGCTACCTGTATGGTCCTTCCATCCCTCTACTGTAGATGCGGGGAACTTCAGTCGACTTTCGCTCTTTAATGAAGATATATCATCTCCGTCTTGACTCAAGTGTTCCCATCCATTATTTTCCCAAGTAGGCCACAGCCTCGGACCGGGATATGTGTTGTCAAACATTTGCTCTACTTGACTGTCGGGCTGGGCCAGTCCGGGGTGCTGCAATCCACCTGAGCCGAATGTTTCATTCTGATAGCCCTGTATACGGTCAAATCCGGGCCTAACTATTATGTTACCCGGTATTTCATCAGCGTTAGGTAGTCTAATTTTCATATTAGGTGAGACACCAGTACCTGCCAGTGCTGGCGCTAAACCTTGGATTTCTCTGTCACTGACATGTCTGAAATCCATGATAACTGTACCTAGTGGGGAGCCGCCTTCTAAGCGGTGCTCTTGACCAGTGTCGTCTACCACCATCATACTTTGGAATTGTAACTCTTCGTTAGGAAGCATCAGCGCATTTCTAATTTCAATAGGGTGTTGCTCTGCTAACTGTGGGTGTGATAACTCCTGAGCCTGAATAATTGGGAACATGGCAGAGTTAGTTGATTCAAAACTAAACCTTACATTCCCTAACATCGTTTCTCCTACCTTTTTGTAAGAGCCATCGGCGTCTTTTCTGACTACCCACGGTACAGCACCTAGCCCTCTTGCATTAGCAGCAGGCATAGTCAGGCTACCTCCATCCATCCTCTTCCAAACAACATGGTCAGCGGAGAAGTTACGAGCAGCACTTCGCTTTTGATAATAACCAAACAATCCGGGGTGAGGCATAGCGGCGCTACTTGCCGCTGCAGGGTTCAAGTAATCATCCTGACCACTATTTCCTATACACTCTACACCATGTGTACCAAAGTCTTCATGGAAATTAGAGCCCTTTACTACACTCTCATCCCAAAACAAATCTCCTGTAGGGTGTAAACAGGCGTTAGCCTGTACCATGTCGCCTGACTGTATAGTGCGGTGCCACTCTGCATCTGTTGGTGCAGCGTTAGTTGCTGGATAATCAGTGTTGTCAAACGGCCTAGTAAATCCAGTATGTACCTGTGCTTCTACACGAGGGCCACCTGTAGCAGGTCCTACATACCTTGACTTGTTGTGAACTTTGTCCGCATCCCACTTAACTGTACCAGCGTGTAATATGTTACCGTTTTCTTTAGCCATCAGCCAGTCGCCTGTGCACAAAATACCATCTCTGTCAGTCTTAGCAATCAGAGGCATTTCGCTCTCGTGTGTAATTGCAATTAGATGTCTTGAAGATAAGCCATTTACGCAGTAATCTGAATAAATCGATGTAGGGGTGTCGCTTGCACCTACAGGTGCAGACGCTGCTAAGCAAGTTTCTGCTGCCCCGTATGGGTTGAATCCAAGGAATGGGTGCCAAGCGCCTAAACCAGCAGGGTAAACACCTGAACCTATCTGACTTCCACGGTATGAGTTTAGATAAGAATAGGCTTCTCCAGCCCAACCTACCGCACCAATTGGCTTTGTGCGGTCTACTGCGTCAATTAATCCATTAAAGTGAACCTGCGTCATGTGGTCACGAGCAGTTACTGAATTGTCATTATTATGTCGATGAGTACCTGCTTTTGCCCAAACATATACTTTGTAGCCACTAGAAGAGTCAGCAGTAATCATTCTTTTGCTCGTAGGGTCAACAAGTCCGAGGGTAGTAGTGAAATTAACTAATCTCAATAACGCATTAGCACCTCCTCCTTGTATAACTATTACATCATCCGGCCTGTAACCACCTACACCTCCGTCTACGATTTCAGCATTGGTGACTTCGCCGCTGCCACCTACAGAAATAATTCTAACCGTTGCACCTGAACCGCTGCCACCGACTGTTGCTTGGGTTGAGCCCGCTAAACCTGCATATCCAACGCCGGGGTCTGCAATTGACTGTGCACCTATAGGCATACTTTGAATCGGCCCCTTTCCGAATGTGAATGTTCCACCGTGTGAGCCAGCCGCCCCTCCGTCAAACCCTGCTGCGGTTATAGTAGCCAAGTCTTCTGTGATTGCGGTAGCACCGGACACCCCAGTTACAGCCTGAGTTAGCGTAATTACACCGCTGCTGACTGAAGATACAGTAATCTTACCATTGTGACCATTAGCATGCTCAATTGCCGCCTTTAATTGCGTCACATAGTCGTTTTGAGTAGCACTTGAGAAATTAATTCCTACAGCAATCCCACCTACCAAAGCGCCTCCGGCAGTAGAGGCGCCTGTATCTGAATCAGATGCTAGTACAGTGCCAGTAGCGACGCCCCCGGCATTGGTGTCAGTAGTGACATAAACCTTAGCAGTTCCATCTGCAGCCGTAATTGTGATTTTCTGCTTCTCTGTTAATCCATGAGCACTTCCGTGCGCTGCAGCACTAATTCTTGCTGTAGAAGTTACATTAAAGTAAGGTGCAAATGCAGAGTTAGTACCGTTACTAACTCTTAGCCATCCGTAATTAGGTAAAGTCGAAATGGCAGCACTATTAGTAACCATAACATCGTTGGTAGAAGAGGCTTGGGTAATAGCAAACTCTACCCAGCCGTACCTGTCTTGCTTGTGGGCATTTTGCATCGAAGGAAGGAATGTACCACCTATTGCTTTGAGTGGGTCTTTGCCGGGGAATGTGTTGATAGATGCACTGATAACCGCCCCTAACTCTTCTGCGTTCTGTACACGGGTAGCGTCGATAAGTACTACATTTTCATCATTAACTTGGTTGTCAGGCGTTCCTCCGTACTTACTAAGGTACGCTTTTGCTAACAATCCGCATGGTCTGAAGGCAGAGGCATTATGTCTGTTAGTACCGCCATCTGCAAGTCTTCCGCCCTCTACTGGGTGCTTTGGATTGATGTTCACATGGTTGTCGAGGAAATGACCACCCGGATGATAGCCTCCATCCATGTGCCAAATTATAGATGATTTCTTAGTAGTAGGGTGGTCGGAAGACTGTAGGCCTTTGTCAGAAGCATCAAGTACTGTAGAATAGTTAAGAGGATGAGCAAACTGCGGGAATGTCACTGTCACATCAGAAAAATCAGCGCCATGAGTATACATCGCTTCTCGGTAAGTATGGGCGAAACTATGACTACCTACTGTCTCCACACTTGGGAAACCTTTAGTCGGTTCCCAATTCATTTCATAATTGAATCCACTTAATCGATTTATTTGGAAGAAAGTGGTTCTTGGTAAATGAGCATATTGAGGTAATGTTGTATTAAATCCGCTAGCAAACCCATCTCCATTTGCCAATTGGTTGGGTAAGAATGTTTCAAGCGTCGGGTCGCCTCCAATATACAGTGGTACTGCACTATATCCGTTACCAGTAGTGACTATATTAGCACCTTGAGGCTCAAATGTAGCAGTGTTGTGTGGGAATGCTTGGCCGGGGCCAAATATCATGTAGATGGTTTGGTCGGCTGTGTCACCCGCTGCGCTATATCTAGCGTGAGGATGAGCGAATCTTAGAACTATAGGCGAAGGAAGGTTGATTGGAACAGTGTTACTAGCACTATCTGTATAGGTAATGCCTGTGTATTTGGTATTGGCACTCTTTGCCATGTCAAACGGCAATATACCGTCTTGGTTAAACATCGGCGGGTTATTCTTACCTCTATGGTCGTCCAAATAAGGGGTGCCGGGGAACATAGCCAGCATAGCGTTGGTATCAAGGAGTGCGTAGGAGCCAGCGACTTCGCCTACATTTTGCAAACCACAGGAACCAGTAGGTCCTCCCGCATACGGATGGGTGTAGAAGTTACCGTAGTCGTTATTGGTACCGTCATTGATGTCCATAACTACTCCGCTAAATCCGCCACCAAAGTAAAGCGGTACCCAGTGGTCGGGGCTGTCTCTACCTCCTCTGAAGTAAAGGAACGGACTGGACATTTTACTACCGGCTCTACGAATACCATCTGTTTTCATGCCATTTTTGACATCGCCATTTCGCATGAGGATGTCAGTCGCAGTAACAGCAGATGCAAAGTTTTCACTGGTACCGCTTGTTGCACTGTAGTCCAATTTAATTTCAGCATCTGCCGCAGACGCCGTAGTGCTTGTCACTCCTACATATTCTTCAGAGCCTAGCCATAGAGTAAATCTTTCACCCCAACTGTAAGTGTCATCTGAACTTGGTACGCAAAGTGAATACAGGTAAGTGCTAGAAGCAAGCGTAAGTAGCGCTGATGTCTTAGCGCTTAGTTTTACCATCGGACTATCGACCTTTGGTATAATGTGGTCACCCGCTACACTTGTGTAATTGTCACCACGAAGGTTTCTTTGCCATGTAGATATGTCAACAGGGCTGTTTTGGTTATCTACTAGTATAGGTGTAGCAGTGTTGGCGTTAGTACCCTTGTAACGAGTAGTGATGTGCAATACTGTTTCAGGGATATACCCTACATCTAACCTTGTGCCGTCATCCCTTTCGCTGTCAGTGAGGCCGCCAGTGTGCTTAGAAGATACAGTGGCGTCACTACTTGCTCCTTCCATCAGCCCCCAGTCTTTACCTCTTGACACCTCAAACAGTTTGCTGAGAGGGACCTTGCTCTTGCTACTAGACTTTACTCGTATAGCGGTAGGGCTGACTCCCCATTCACCTAATGCACGGCCATCGGGTGCGAACATACCTGTGCAATCGAAACTTGTTGCTGATATGCTGTCGTCACTAGGGTCAGGTATAGTCATAGCGAACTCAACTGCCGCTGCAATCACTTCGTCAGTGAGTACGCTTGTGAAGTTAATTCTTGGACTTATCACATAATCGACTCCGGCAATTGCAGCGTCAATTCCACCAGTACACCCATAGAAAGAATGAGTGCCACTTTTGTTGTTATGAGAGCGACTTGTGTAAGAAATTGTAATTCCTTTGTTAGCGCCACCGTCTGTTGTCAGTTGCAATAAACCGGACTCAGGGAACCCAAGATAACCTAAAATGTCAGGATGAGATAGCGTACCGCTTGTGTCATAAGGTGCGGTGAATACTATAGACATAGTCTCACCAGTACCTGCTGAACTGTGACTTAGTGTTACTACTCCGTGTATACCTACAGCAGGTGAAGGATATGTGTTCCAAAGATTACCTTTGTATGGTTTTTCAGTACCACCTGTCTTTTCTCCGCATACATCACCTGCACCAACCATATGGTTACCAATTGTAAACCCACCTTGGGCTACATCCTTGTCATCAAAATAAATCACAACTTCTTCATCAATTGTAGGAGGAATGATTGTCAAATCATTTGCAAAACTTTGACCGCATTCTTTGTACACCATTCTTACTGTGTGATTACCTCCACGATGGTCTACAAATCTAATACCGTAAAGGTTGCCATCTCCTATGGCCTTAGGTTTCATTTCTGCTTCGGGGATATATCCTACTTCGCACACTGGACTTACACTATGAATGGTGCTCCCAAGCATAGCAGTTGCAGCATTAGCAGCGTTACCGTAAATCCTGTTAAATCGCAAGTCTTCTCCATCACGACCCATACCCCATTTACCAGTATTAGGTGCCCAGCCGGGTATACCTGCCTTGGTCATGCCACCAAAGTTGATTCGGGCTTGAGCAGATGTACCTGTTCTTAACCCGTCTACTAAAGTGGATGATGGGCTCTTAGTTTCAAAAGACTCGTTAATGACTGTGTTACTACTTCTACCGGAAGCAGTTTCTCTAAAGGTATCAGCAGAATAGGTACCGTCTACAGTTTCAGGACCAAGGCTGAGATTATTAGTAAACGAATCAAGAGTTTCTTCAGGAGGGAGGTATTCTTTGAGGGTAGTAATTGGTGCAAATGGCCTGCCGAATCTGTTGATAGGCATAGGTGCTGGGTGCATATTTTCTCCTGTCATTTCGTCAGGCTGACACCAATAGTTACGGAATCTGCCACCATGTCCAATCAGATACTGTGGACGATAAGGAGTCTGAGCACGGCTGCTGTCTAGCCAAGTACAGAAGTTACGCCCCCCTGCTCCGGGCACAGTAGAATGAATGACTATGGAATATCCCTTTTTACCTTCAGAGTCGAGTACAACTCTTCCAAGATGGGCACGAACATATCCCATGTGCGTACCTCTGTCGTGTCCCGCAAACCCCTGCTTAATGTCCCAAAATGGCGCAGGGTCATGAGTAGAGCCAGTAGCAGCAAAGTCAGCATTAATGTGAGCGGCGGTTGGGTCGAAGCCCATACTAAACCCACCAGCCTTTACTCCCGGTGAAGATAAGTCAAATCTCTCGCTTTCACCAAGATACTGGTCCGCAGGTCTTCTTGCATGAGTACGACCATTCTTAGCACCTGCTTGGTTAACCAAACGGACTACTTCACGAGCAGCCGCTTCTATGTCAGTTACGCCGTCTCTTAGTGCAACCTCTCCAAAATCAACTGTTAGTCTACGCACGAAGTCCATATCAGTCCAGTGCTTGAGGTGTTGTAATCTCGACTCTTCGTGTCCAGTTAAGTCCAATACGCTGTTTCTAATTCCTTTGAGAGCAAGGAATGCAGGGATAGCACGAGTACCATCAGGAGTGTCGAAGAATGTCGAAGCCTCTCTTGAATCTTTATCGATTTGCTGATGCTTTAGTACAGCCTTTGTAGGGCTAATAACTGAATCGTTAGTTCTCGGCATTCCTCCGTTTGTAGCAAAGTCTCCTACATCAGGAGAATGAGGGGAAAGGACAGCACCTGTGCTGGCATTTCCAGTAGTGTTGTGAGAGTAAGCCGCCTCGATGAAATCAGAACCGTTAGCGACAGCAATGTATTTACTTTCACTTGGGAAACCGGCGGCTACATCTAATGAGGAACCTGAATTGTCATCATTGTACACTATGGCACCAGTAGTCCCGCTTGGTGCTGCTCCAATCTTAGTAGCGTCAGCGCTACTCTGTACCTGCATCCATAGGTCTTGGAATGCAATGAACTCACGGTCATGCGCTACATCATACAGCAATACACGAGTATGCTCTTCTGTAGACTGGTATGGGTCTAAGTAAGCCACTGTAGGTGCAAGCGTAGCGGCCAAACCAAGCGCTTCATAGTTTAACTCAATTGTCTTATTGACATGCTGTACAAAGTTCTGAGCGGTTTGTGTACAAGTATCACCTATCAAGAAGTTCTCCATAGGTATACTGTTTCTCGGATTTGCAGCAAATGCTCCTCTTCCGCCATTGAAACCAGTCCAAACTTCACCCTCATTGAGTGTGCCTCTACTCTTAGCGAATAAGCCCTCAATCGAATGAGGATTAGTGTAATGCATGTTCATCCAAACAGTATCGCCGTCACGCAGTCCACCCGGAGCATAAGGATAAGCCCAAGCGTTGTTAAGGAAAACTCCTTCCATAACCTCAGGATATTTTGTACCATCATAGTCGTGCACATCCTGTAGCAATACTTCATCTCCTGAGGTGGGTTGGAACGCAGTGTCTCTGTCTGTCAGAGTTAGCAGATTACCTGTTTTTTGTTTGTAATGAGCATGATAAGTAATTCCACTAGCGTTTCTCCAAGCCAACCTGTAAGCATAATTACCTGTATGCCCGTCTATTCCTGTGACATCTGCAGGGAATAAGTCTGCATCTTTGAGATAAAGTAGGGTTGGTGCGCCACCTGACCAAGTCTGAACTATTCCTTTGGCTCTACCACTTTGGATTCTGTCAAGGTGAGGGTTAACACGAGGACCTGCTCTGAACTCAACTGCACTGACATACTGCTTCATACCGTAATCGACATTGCCACCTTGAGTCATTACATTGGAGCGGTCATAGTAAAATGAGCGCCTTCCCTCATAACCAGCACTCTTGAGTAGAGGGTTATCAGCAATAGGTATGTAGTTCATATCTTGATAGCCCGGACCCGGAGTAAGTTGCACACCGACTGCGGACTCTTTAACGAAGTTTTTACTCATGGCAAAGTTGCCACCAGCGGTTGCTGCTGATGCTGCCGTAATTGTATTGTTAGTCGTGTCAGGTGTACCTGTGTAAAGTACCCACTCTCCGCTTGGTAAGAATGCTCTTCTGTAACGAGCACTACCGTCTATACCTCCAACAGTTACGGGACCAGCGGTGGCAATAGGAAATATACTGGCGTCTTCTACATAAATAGTAGTCCCTGATTCAAACGGGACAGTAATCTTAGTTCCTGACCTGTGGGTATTGCTTGATATTCCATAGGAGAACGCACCGAATATCTCAGGGTCTTGCGGTGCAGTTTCTTCGTGTCTTCTACCTACAGGGTTAGGTGCCCAGTTATGAGCGGTGTGAGTAGCGTCAACATGTATCTTCATGCTGTTATCAGGACCGGGGAATATACCCTTGTCGGGGTTATCGAAAAAGAACTCTTCAAACAAAGGTATCTCTACTAGCGCACGAGTACTTGCGTACTGTGTACCCAACTGGTAATCGTGCTGTACACTGTCTAATGTTTGGAACAGTCTATCATTGACTGTTGTACCGTCGTTACACATCGACTCTTCAAGGAACTTGTCATCAACATGTATTTTCTGACCAGTGCCTATTCCTGTAGCAGTAACCCAGTCAGAAAAACTAGCAGATTCGCTACCGTCTGCTAGGACGAACATACCTGAACCCATGTGAGTGCTGCCCGAAGCGAAGTTAAACAGTACACCTGTTTTGGTGGCATACTCTGCTGAAGCAAATTGTATAGGTTCGTTTGAGTCAGTTCTTGTTAATTCAAGATATATTCTGCCAACCTTAGGGAATCCGTATGTTCCCCAAGAGCCTAAGTCAGTTGCGTTATTTTTTAGAGGGACGACTGTGACTGTACGAGCACTTGCATCGAACCCGCTTATTTCAGAAGTATAGTCTCGCCTTGTACTCCAAGCGATGCGTGAAAGCGGGCTTGGTTCCCATGTAGACTTGGTGTTAATTGCACCCTGTCCCGGTCCACCAAGGGTCATGGTAACTACAGGTGCACCCGGCATGATTTCCTTTACAATGTGAGAATCAGGGGCGGCATCACCTTTGGCGCTTACACTAGCACCTGCTATATCAGACACTACTCCATACGCTAATAGGTTTGAATTGCCGTTATCATCATCGTCAAACTGCAAAACACGCCCTCTTGACATCAAGTAATGAATTGCAATTTCATTAGAGTTAATTCCACCCTGTGACAGTTTTGATAATTGGTTAAATCTATTTCTATCAGTAGGGTGTACAGTTAAGGTTACCAGCCCGCCGCCTGACTGATGCTCTATAATATCGAACATTTCGTAAACGCCACTAGACTGGTTGTTAGTACCTCTTCCCAAGACTATGGGGCTTCCGTATAATTCTTCATTATCTACCAAAGATGCAGTAATTCCAGCAGATACTCCGATGGCTGTTTCAGCAACAGAAGTAATTGTACCTAATACAGTGCCGTCAATTTTGTACAAACTTTGACCTGTTGAAAACTTAGTACGAGCGTCCACCGCATCAACAGTGATACTTGTATCAGTTGCACTATATCCACTACCGTTGTTTACCAAAACCCCAGTCCTTTTTCTTGAAATGCTAGGTAACTGTCTAGTAATGTCACTTACTTCTTCTGTATCTACATTGGTTTCAGTAGGGGAAATGGTCAGTTTACTAAACTGCGATTCTTTGGAAGAAAGATTAGAGTTGGCAACCGATATTAATTGAGGGGTTTTTTGCGGGGAATCTGTAGACGCCAACGGTAAATAGTTTTGAGGGCAAAGAGAAACATCTAATTCTGAGTCGCTCACTGTTCCTTCTGAACTATCTCCTTCTAAGTCTCCGCTTTTCAAAGGGAACATGTCAGGCTCTCTAATTTGAATTATACCGCCCGGAGAAAATATGTTCAAATCAGCACTGCTCATGTCAGTATGAATTAGGTCAAGTATGGATGTGCTACCAGTAACAATTGTACTTACATCAGGTACAGTCTTTGTGACCATGATAGAAGGCCCTTCCATTGCTAATCTCACTATTGCCCCAGTTGTGTCAACTGCTTGGAAATCAGAATCTGTATTTGCACTAAATGTAATTTTTTTGTCACTATGGTTTAGAGTAGCAGTAATAGAAGTATTAGTAGTAGCGAGTACACCATTTATAGAGATATTAGTTGCTTGTAAAACTGCCCCATTTTTACCAAAACACTTGATACTCTGTAACTTTATCACTGTAGCAGTGCTAGTAAAAGAAGAATCTATCCTAGACACAGCCGCTGCAGAAAAGTTTCTAGCACTATGAGAAACTGCATTATAGTGTAATTGTACAAACTTTGGGTAGTCGTAAGTAGCGAGCGAAGGTACTTCTAGCAATGCAACCCTGCTTTCAGAAGAAGGAGTAAGGTGCTTTTTGAGTGTAGCAGGGTCTGCCCCTATAGTAGAAGACCCAACCGTTCTTAAAGAAAACAATTTTGACTCAAAAGTACCACCGCCAACTGCAAGAAGTCCTCTTTGTGTATCGTCAATGTCACTCATACCGTTTTCTACAATTTGAGAAACCTTAGTGGAGTTAACTATGGTCTTTATCGCAACGGGTTCACGGGAGTCGAATACTGATATTTTAGAATTAGTTGGGACAGTCCCTTTTATGTCAGCATATTGCGAAGCAAATGTAGCAGATATTACATCAGCAGAAGCATCTAGTTTTTTATCTACTGTTAACTCAGATGGTGGCGGTAAAATACCCATAAATGGGTGACTCTTGACATGATTGAGTGTGTGCCTACCCGTGTGACCAAGGTAAAACCCGCTACCCGGATTAGTAGTAAAAGCAGCAAACTTATTGTGAACAGTATTGTCTACAGCCATACTCATTGAAAACATAATTCCATGATTTTCATAGGGACTTTCGTCTATACA